GTGTTCATCGCTATCATTTTGGCTCTCAAATCCTCATTTTCTAACCTTAAACTTTGAGCGAACAGGATTAACTCTTTTAATTCTTCCTCTGACCATGTCTGTTGTTCTTTACTCATACTATCTAAAACTAATAACGTATTTTCCTTTTGTTGTCGCCTTCTGTGTCAATTTCATCATACCAACATATCTCATCGCATCTAATAAGTGGTCTAAACCTCCTTCAGGCGTATCTGTTACATAACCATGCTTATCTGTACTATATTGATATGCATATAATTCGTTGATTAGGTTCTGTGATGATTTAAGAACTTTTAAGTTGTAGTTCTTTATTACACTTATTCCAAAACGAATACTATCTGGTCCTTTCTTTACTGCTTTGGCATTGAAACCCATTCTGTATAATTCTTCTATACTTCTCGGTTCTGAACTATCACAGTATATCTCATAACTTTTATCTATTTCCAAAGAGTTTAGTTTATCAGCTAAATCCTTCATCACCAATCCTCTTTCATATAACACTTCTTCTAAATAAAGTGTTTCACCATTCTTATACACAGCAACTACTGCTGTCGGGTCTGATGAATAACCCCAGTCCAAACCAAATGCAACAAACTCTGCATCCCTTATATCATCTACTACTTCAAATGTGTATATTGCTTTATCGTTAGCAGCAAACTCTCCCTTACCATAGATTGCCCAATACTTTGGGTTCTTTACTTGCAGTTCTTCAATTGCTTGAACCATTTCCTTTGGTAGATACGGATTGTCCCTATATGTGGTTACAAATCTTTCACAATCACTCATCTGTCTCAACCAATGGAATGGAGATACGGTAGGGTTGTATGCAAGTATGATTTTGCCTGTTGTACGAATACTTAACTGAAAATAACTTTCTTCATCTATCTCTGATGCCTCATCTATAAAGAGTATATCTGATTTAATACCTCTTAACTTATCTGCATCATCTGTTGATATGAACTGTACTATACTGTTGTTTAATCTATACTGTCTATCTGTCCAATTTGCATTCTCATCACTCCATATACCCATAGAAACGAGTATATCCTTAAAATCCTTCATTACAGTTCTTTTAAGAGATGGAATTGTCTTTCTTACAACAGTAATCGTTTGAGGTGTTTGTAATCCTTCTACAATCAGATATTGAAGTATGGCATAGGTTTTACCACTTCTCGTTCCTCCTATGTGTTGTGTTACTCTACTACTACTATTTATGATATTCTCAAAACTAATCGTTGTATCTATCGTCAATTCCATTACTGCCTGATTTGTTTATATTTACTGTGATTTGGTGTATTCGTTGGTCTATCTCTGCTTTCATTTCTACCGATGCTTTCTTCGGTACAATAAACTCTAATAAACGAATGTATAGTTTAGCTGCCTCTAACGGGTCACTCTTTCTAATCTTCTCTATATCTTCTCGAAGGACATCAATACCTTCGTTAGCCAATCTTGCTATTGCGAGTTTAGCCTGTTCGGTACTTCTGTTTAGTGAGCCAGGTTTTCTACCTCCTAATTTGTTACCCGGTTTGAATAAGTGTGGTTTATCTGCCATAATTGTTTTCTCAACGTTATTTAATCGTTATAACTATAATAACAACAGAGCTGTCATTAGTATTAAACCCACCGTATAAAGTGTGATTAAAAACGTTAATGGGTATCCTTCTATAAATTTCTTTAGCATACTATCAATAAATTTTTCTTTAACGAATTCTCACCCAGCCCTCTCACTCATTTTGCTGTGCTCTAATGAATTATAATTTGTAAATGGTAATATCTTCCACTCCTCTCTCAATCTCATCCCATATCTCCTCGTTTGATTTGTATCTCTTACTTTCATCGTTTAGTGGTCTACCAACTCTTTTATTATTATCTTCTTCTCCTCCTAATATTATCTTATCTGTTGTTTTATTTCTTCCAAAGAATATCCAACTCATCAATGCTTTATCTTTTTCTACTTCATCTAATCTTTGTCGAAAATACTCTACCCATTCTTCTCTATGCGTCATCTTCTTTAGCAGGGTTTGCCTTTTCTTAAATGCTAATCTTGCCTGCATTGGTTTGACTGGATATGGTCTTCTTCCTATTGGTAATTTATCTGCATCTATAACTGCACTCCTCTCTCTTTCCTCTTTTCTCTTTTGTGTCCATTTTCTTTGTTGCTCATTTCTACATACTCTACATACATTACTACCTTTTTTATATTCTTCAAATTCTACTGCACAATGAATGCATTTTCTTTTCATAACTCTTTTTCTTCAAATGGATTTTGGATTTCTCTTTGTAAATATCTTCTTATCTTTTTAACTGCGAGGAATGTAGTTGATTTACTTATTCCTATATCACACGCTACTTTATCTAATGTTTTATCACTCATATAATAGAGTTCAAATATTCTTGCTGATGGCCACATCTTCGTCTTCTGTAATGTTTTTAATTCACATAGTACTTTAGTATGCGCTTCTTCTAATCTTCTATCCTTATCTTCATCATAAGGTATGTCCAATTCGTTATCCCATATTTCTTCTACATAGGTGAGTTTGTTTAACTTCTTTGTTTTGTTTATCCATCTATGCTTTAGAAACTTTGAGCAATACATTATGTTGTAAGAGTTTCCCCAAAATATCTTTGGATTACATTTAATGTGTAGGTATTCGTATAACTCACTTACTAAATCTTCAGCGTTTTCTCTCGTGCCAGATATGTGTTGTGCAACATTTAATAACCATTGGTGGGATTGTAAACACAGTTGTGTCAATCTACCTTCACATTCCGTTATCAATACACTTCCACTTCTTTCCATTACTCTCTCTCTTTTACCCAAGCATTTAATTCATCAACTGCTCTTTTCCACATTCCAGCTGCCGAACCGCATCCACAGGGTTGTTTTTCTTTCATTCCTCTTACCGCATTGTAGTTGTTCCATACATACGATAATTTATCCGTTGGTAGAGTATGTCCTAAATTGGTTAAGAAATCCTTTAACTCTAAATACTGTGGAGTTGTTAGGGGAGAGTACTTATCATCTACAAACGGTAACGTTGTCACTGTTGTTACTTCCATATTATAGCTTTTTTAATTTAGGTAATTTAATATCACTTGCTTTTGGTTGCTGTATCTGTGGTGCTTGTATCGGGTTAGTCAAATCTAAAAACGGTTTAATCAACTCGAAATGTGGGTGTGATGTATGAAATGATAATCCAATTGCTGCGAATACCAACACCAAATCTTCTACTTTTGTTAGTTTAGTAAAATCTACTAAATATAGTGCATCTTTTACTACTTCTCCGTTAGCATCTGCTGCTAAACTAATGTTACTTTTTTCCATTTTTTTCTTCTTTAATTTGTTTTATGTAATCTACTATTTCGTTTAATTTTTCTTCACTGAATGGAGTATCTTCTACATACAGTGTAACCTTTTTATTTGCTTCTAATAAGTTCTCAAACAGGTCCCATTTGTTCCATATTTGAAAATATCTACTTCCTTCTAACTCTATTAGAAAATAATCTTGCTGTATTTCTTTGTGTATCTTTATCATAACCTTTTAATATTATTTATTTTATAACTTTATTCCTTCTTTACATCCTAATAATTCGTTTAACCATATCCTTCTACTCTCACATCCACAGTCTGTTTGTCCAAAGTATTTTAATGCAATCCATCCTGCTAAATCTTTTCCCCAACCTAATGTTAATATGTTGATAACTCCATCAACTATATTACCTAATTTAATTACGCACATTCTCTTTCTCCTTTGCTAATTTTTGACGGATAAGAGCAGATACAAATCCACTCATCATAAATCCTTTGTCTTTACAATACTCTTTTAGCATCTGATGTACCTCTATCGGTAGTTGCAACATTGCTGTTTTTCTTTCTTTTTTCATTTTTAATTCCATTTATAATTTCTACATCCCATTATTGTTATCCATTCTATTATATCACCACTTTCTGCATCTATCAATAATAGTTGTGATATATCTTCGTAATAGAAGAATACCCATTCAGTTTCTTTTTCTTTGTTTGTCAATTCTGTGATATTTTAATGTATTCTCTTGCGGTGTTAGTATCTGTAAGTTTTCTATTCTGTTATCCTTTTTATCACCATTTTTATGGTCAATAACAAATCCTTCAGGAATGCATCCTACAAATGCCTGATATACTAATCTGTGAATACGGAGTGAACTTCTCTTTTGTGGTGATGAGAAGATGTTTGCGTAAAGATAACCTGATTTGTTCTTTGATGGTTTTACTAATTTGTATTCACCATTTTGAATTCTGTGTGAGGAATATATGTTACCTGTATCAGATACATAATAGTTTTCAAATCCCTCAATCTGTTTTAATTCTTCTTTGTGTGCCATTTTAATAAAGTTTAGTTTGCCATTTAATTATTTACTTTACTATAAATATAATAAAGTTTTCCCAAACGTAAAAAAAAGTGAAAATAATTGAAAAAAAAAAGCCAGAAGCGAAAATGGCAGTAAACGCTTCTGGCTAAAATAGTATGTAGTAAGAAAACTCAATATGAGTGCAGTAATAATAGATTGAGTATTTTTTAATTTCTTACTGAATAATAACATACTATTTTTGTTTTGTTTTACTAATATACTGAAATTATTTAATATTTCCAAATTATTTATCAATTTCAGATTTAACACTTTCCCAATATTCAATTACTTCATCAGGTTTATAATTTGGCATTGGTAAAGTATTAAATTGCAGTCTACTTTTAGCTATATTATCATTATCATTTACATTATCATTATCATTATCATTATCATTATCATTATCATAAAGGTTGTTTTTTGATTGAGTTTGGTTGTTTTTAGGTTGATTTAGGTTGTTTTTATTTTGTTTAAGAGCATTCTGATTACCTTTTGGTGCTCCTCCTTTTTTACCATTTTCAACTGATGCTAAATATCTTTTAGTATTTCTATCTAAAGTGTATTCAATTGAATTCCAAAACATTTCTAGCATTGGCGTATCGTTTACAACTTCTAATCCTTTATGATGATTTATTAAATTTGTTAATAACTTACCTCTTTCTTCTAATGTAAGTAAATTTACTGATTTCTCCCAACTTTGAAAGAATATCCATGATGCTTTTTCAGTTTTCATAATAAGATATTCTATTAGGAATTAAATTTATTGTTTTCTAAATAATCTGCTACAATTCTAAAATTAGTAGAAGTAAGTAATGCGTAGTAATAGCCAGAATAATCTTGCTTTTCAAATTTACTAATTGCAACATTTTTCCAATGAGAAGATAATTGTTTGCAAACTACATCATTTATTTTATCAATATGATTGTAAGTAAATGTGTTGTTGATAAATGTTTTGACAAATTTTGTATCTCTAAATTCACCAAGAGAATACATACATGCATAGATAAAGGATGCAGAACCTTCATAATTTTGATACTTGTTAATCAAGTTATCAATTCCTTGTGTTATTTCCATAAAATAAAATTGGGATTGATTAGACTGAAAGAAAACCCGTAATATTTTCTAACAGAATAAAAAATCCCAAATGTCTATAATTTTAATAAAATCCGATTACGGCGGATATAATTTTCTTTTTGATTACATCAAATATACGAAAAATATTTCATATATCCAAATTTATTTTGTAATCTTTTTACACTAATAAATATATGAAAGAAAAAAAAACATAAAAAAAACCCAGAATATTTTTCAACACTCTGGGTTCTACTCTAAACATTTCATCAATAAGTTATCACTTACCTCAATAAGTATGTATTATTCTCTATAAAGCTTTATTTTTTTCAGCTAATTCTACTGCGTGTTTTACTTGCACTGATAATTGTGCAATCTCTACTGTCAAATCCAATACTAAATCTTTCAGGTCTGAATTATCTTTCTTTAGATTTTCAACCTGTAATTCAAGGTCGTATATTCTACTTATACAATCCCATCTCTTTCCAAATATTTTTATCATTATTCACCTCCTGATTGAGAACGAATATAACCACATACTTTCGCTGCTGTTTCTTCATCTCCGTATCTTTCGGTTTGGTCTGCAATACATTCATCCCAAGGGTAGTCAGCAAGTTGTATTCCTTTTTCCATTTGGATTGTTTTCATTTCTTCTTCCATAGGAACACAGTTAGGTACTTCTCTACCATCTAATGATTTAGTTCCTATGGCAACATATCCATCCCAACACGCATCTTCTAAACCTGCTAAATTGATACCTTTGAAGTCTGTATCGTATGCTACTTTAGCCATTACTTTTTCAGTAGTATCTGTAATCTTACTCATTTTATCTTGTCTCCAATATGAGTAGCAGATAGCTGCTGCTTGTGTGGTTTCATATCCACCACTTACTTCTTCTGCAATACAACGAGAAATAAAATCTTCTTCTCTTTCTCCTTTTTCTGGGTTTACTGGCATATTATTGTACGTTATAAGTTATTCCGTTTAATTCTAATTTGTAAATGTTATCATATACGAATGTTCTATAATCACCAACATTCATATCATACATAATCATATATCCTAATGCATTGTAGTTATATGCAACGCCAGGATTACGAGAAGGTCCTTGAAATGTAAATACCTCTCTACCTTTATACTCATCACCTTCCAAAGTTGTACCCCAAATCTTAAATGGAATATTTTTATTGGCAAGAGTAAGGTTTCTCAGTCTTCTAACTGGGATTGTTTGTTCTTTTGCAAAGAACTCTTTAATCTTATTATGTACCGAATTGTTATACATTTTAATCTAATAATGCTGGTGCGATAGAACCTGATGCTACTTCACCTGGATACGATGATGTAATTGATGGTTGTGCTTCTAATTCTTCTTTATGATAAAGATATTCACTATCTTCTGTATGAACTACACCTGTCATCAATCTACCATCTGCTCCTTTATGTGTAGGTCCTTCCCACAATTTACCATCTTTGGTATAGTGTGGAACACCCATTGCATTTTCTTGTAATAATCCTAATTCTCTTAATTTATTTCTACTCCAACTTAATGCTGATTTACCACCCCATAATAGGTATGATATAGTACCACAAGCGTTCATATCACTTTCATCGTAATATTCTTCTGCTCTACTTAAATAAGAATACATTCTTTTAATTGTTTCCACAGAGATAGGTTCTCCGTTTGCCAATTGTTGTGCTCTTACTTTACCAACTTGAGTTGCACATTTATTACCGTTCTTTTCGTTTAATTCAATTCCTCTTTTGGCATTATTACTAATACTTTGCCCATAATCAGAGTATGACTCAAACTCCATTCTTTTTTTATTCTTATAACGATTATCCTTCTGTATAATCACTTTAATCTGTGAAAGTAGTATGTTAGCTTCATTTTCAGTTAAGTCCTCTATATTCTTCTCTAAATCAATCATAGAGGCTTTTACTAAACTGTGTTCAAAAAGACCTTCAATAGAGAAACCTTTTACTTTTCCTTCTTTCACATAATCATTCCAAATCTTATCATCATCTACTTTGAATATACCTACCCAAGTTCCCTCTGGTAGATTTAATCCGTAGTTATTTGATTTGTCTAATTTACCTTCTTTAACCCAACTCTCTACTAAATGAACACCTTTGATTTTACCACCATGTTCTAATGTAGCTTTATCTGTGTATTTCTTTTTAAGATAATTCTGTGCCAGTTTCTTAACTGTATCTCTTTTGAAATAGACGTGATAAGGTTGTCCTACACCATCTACTCTTAAAATCTTTTTATCAGGAATAAGGATTGGACCAATCAACATCTTTTGTTCATTTTCCAATCTTGCAAATTGTACTTCCTCTTTATCAAAGAAAACGAAATCGGACTCAATAGCAGGAGTTTCTACTAATGAAATCGCAAATACCTCATCGGTACTCTCATCTTCTATTTGTAATTCGTATAATTTCATACTGTAATAACAACTATAATATTAAAAATTATTACCCACCACTAAATGTAGCCGCTCTACTAGTTCTTCTATCTAAAGCCTGTTGAGATGATACATCACCACTTACAACGTATGCCTTAATTGGTTTCATTGTAGATGCTGCTAATGTATCAGCTAATTGTTGTGTTGGGTTTGCTCCACCACCTACATTTATCTGTGGTGCGTTCATTTGTGGTAATTGAGGTGCAGTTGGTGATTGACCTCCTCCACCAGATGCAGATACACTTCCTCCGTTTGGTTTAGGAACAGATGGTAATTTAGTAGATAAAATCTTTCTAACGTTCATCAAACCTGCCGCAATTACAGTACCTGCTGCGATTGCACCAAATGGTGGTGGATATTGTTTCAATGCTCTGTTCGCTCCTGCGTATGTATCTATGGTTGCTTGTGCGATTGCAAGTGCTTTACCTGCAACACTATCTCTACCAACCATATCAGCAACAGTTCCTAATGCGTTTGATATAATACCCATTTTGGCTGCCGCTTGTGCTTCTTCTATTTGTATTCTCGCTGCCGCAGTTGCTTTATCAAATGCAAGTAAGGCATCTGCTGATGCTTTCTGTGCAACTAATTGTTCTCTATCTAATGCAGCAATTCTATCAAATGTATTTAATTCATCTTGGAATGTAGCTTCGCCAGTAGCCATTTTGTATTGGAACTCTGCATCTAATAAAGCAATTCTATCTTCTCTTTGTTGTGCTTCTTTATCAGCTAATATCTGTGCATCTTCTTTTGCCTTTTCTTTAGCTTCCTCATCTCTTGCTTTCTGTTCATCAATAATTGCTTGTTCTCTTGAACGAGTTTCTGCAGTATATTGTGCTTCTAAATTATTTCTTTCAGCAAGTAATCTCTTTCTATCTTCCTCTGAAAGATTGTTGATTTTCATCAAATCTTCAATTCTTTTCTTCTCTCTTTGGTAGTTAGCATCAGCGAAATCTTGCTCTTGCTTCATTTGAGCAATCTTATCACCGTATATCTTTGTTCTCGCCTGTTGTAATTTATCTTCTGACTCTTTGATTGCTTCTGCTAAATCAATTGCCTTTTTAGCATTATCAATAGCTCTTTGTTTTTCTTCTGCTAATTGTTTTTTTCTTTCTTCAGCCTTTTTCTTTCTATCTTCCGCTTCTCTCTTTCTTCTTTCAGCATCTTCTTTTGCTTGTTTCTTCGCTTCTTCTGCAGCTTTCTTATTCTCTGCAGCAAAATCTTTAACACCTGATGATGCTTCTGAAATCTTTTGTTTAGAAATACCTAACTTTTCAGCAACGAATGCAAATGCAGAACCTACACCTTCTAAAATGGTTGCTAATTTCTCAAATAGAGGAACTGCAACGGACTCGATAAGTGCAAGGATTGGACCTAATATCTTACTAAATGCAGTAGATATTCTGTTTAATACAGCCTGTCCTTCAGCCGTACTCTCTAATGATTTTTTTAATAATAAGAATATACCAATCGCTGCACCAATAATGGCAATGATTGGATTGGCTGCTAACAACTTAAATGCACCATCAATTGATTTGATTGCATTACCGGCCTGACCAGCAGGACCAGGCAGAGCAGCTAATTGGTCATCAAACTGTTTAGATTGAAATTGAACTTTTTCTAATCCTTCTTGTAAATCATCCAATTGTGCTCTTAACTGATTGAACTTTACTTTATCACCTGAAGCAGCTGCTTTCTGTAATTCAATATTGGTTTCTTTAATCTGTCTTTGTAGACGAGTAAAACCAGTTCCAGTGTTCTCAACGGTTTCATTTAGGTTTTCTAAACCTCCTTCACCTTTGACTTGGACATCAACAATGGTATTATATGTAGTAGTATTATCGGCCATTCCAAACTCGTTTTACCAATCTAAATGCCTGTTTTAGTGAGTGTGGTTTTTGATATTTACCTTTAGCAATATCAATTCTTTCACTTACACCATAGTAATCAGACTGGTTTAATAAATCAATTATATTCTTTATCATAATAGTATAACAATTATTCGTTATTAAATAAGTAAAGGTAATCGTTATGCTTTCCCCAATACATATGCTCTTTGTAAGTATCTTCAGTATCGTATATTGTAAAGTGAGATGTAAAGTGAGAACCGTGATTTATATGAATACTTTGGTTTGGTGCATGCCATTGTTTTCTAATCAATCTCTGGTCCTCAATCATTCCACTATTTGTCACCAATGCGTTATCTAATATACCTAAAAAATGCTCTAATGCATCTTCCATTCTCATTGTCATTTGGTGCATCGGTTCATCGTTCTGATTTCTGTTCTGCCAACCTGTTCTATTTATCCCACCATAATTCATATTTGTCCAAACTTCTCCTTTTTCAAACTCTGGAAAATCAAAATATCCTTCACCGTACATTACATCGTGTTCCAAAAATGAAACATAATCGTAATTACCCATCGTTCTCGCAGTAAATATGCATTGTAGTATCTGTAATAATTGGTTGAGATGAGATGAACTTCTATTCCAACTAATTATTTCATGAAAAGGGTTGTTTTCTACCCTATTCCATACACAAGTGATTATATCAGCCTTATTTTGTGAGGCGATTTCTATGCTTTCTAACGATTTTTTTATGCAAGGATGACCTGTCTGGTCATTTGAATACCAAATACCCAATCTTTTATTTGTAGATTTTGGCATCCTAAATACATCTCCTTCTCTAACTCTCTCATTAAATTCCATTTCACCCACTTTTCCTTCAATCTCAAGGAACTTTACCTGTCCAACGAGAGTATCACCCATTATAGAATTATCTACTCTTAAAATCAATGTATCACCCTTTATTTTTGATTTGATGATTTCGGTACAATCTGCACCACCATAAGTTGCTTTTTTTATCTCCAAAGATGCCATACTCCTACGTAGTTTATGTCATATTCACCTAATTGGTAAAATTGACTGTTATTAAATCCCCATTCGTTTATTTTATTTTCACACATTATTCTTGTTGGCTCATTGTGATATTCAATCGCAATTTCATCTACACATTCCATAACTTCTTTTTCTATGTTATCAAAATATATTTCAGCTCCTTCTATATCACATTTGATTACCTGTGGTTGGTATTTTTCTATCAGTTCTCTTAATTGTAGTTCGTTATCTACACATAAATGGAATATCTCCCATTTGGCATCACCATTATACATTTCATTGTATCTGATAATATCCTGCATAGCACAATCAAAACCGATTAGTTTAGAAGCACCTTTAGAAACAAAATATTGAGCTGATGATAACCATCCATCATTCCAACTACTATCCCAAAATGAGCATCCCATATCCATTACTATTTTATTCTCACAATTAAGAAATCTCCAATGGTTTTCTGGGTTCTCTGATATTATTTTCTCTATCATACTAATACTGTTTTTTCACCAACCTTCTGTACCCATTCCCAATATCTTTTACTCGCAGTGTTTTCTTTTATATCTAATTCTTTTCCGTAAGGATATTCACTAATCCATTCTCCTTTGTAAAACAGACCTTCATGCGATGAAATAACTCCTGCATTATGCATTATATTATTATTCAACCAGTCCAATTCATTTGATGTGCCCCAACTAAAGTTAAAGTTAGGATGGCAGATTGTATTTTTACCCATTCTCCATCCACCCCAAAGAACTGCCCACATATCTGCACACCATATTTGTAATGTGTGGTAGTTAGGGTCTTCGGCTACTTTTTGATTATTTAATTCTGTTATTTCCTTAAACAATCTTTCACTATCCTTTTCTACTCTATGCCAAAACTGATAATTCAATCCTTTCATCAGGTATTGAGCACCAATTGCGTTTAATTCGTTATCTTCAATTAGTTTTTCATCCAACTGCATAATCTCACACATCTTATTCATTATATCATCCCCTTTTCCTTTGATATAAGAGTGTGAAATGTACCAGCGTGTATCAGAACCATACCAATTATTATCGTTGAGCATATCCTCTGTAATCCACTCATTTATGGGTTTGGTAAAGAGTATATCGCAGTCGTGATAAAAGATGATTTCATCCATCAATTCAGGATGAGCCTGCCAATGTTGTTTGATGATGTTGGGTCTGATTGAACTGATGTAGTGTTTTGTTTCTCTCTTATCATCATAAAAGAAAAAACGAGCAGGATATTTTTCTGCTAATCTACTCCAATTCTGTGGTACTTCACCATCTACTTTCCAACAAACAATATCTATCCAATTGGGATTTACTCCCATTTCCATAAAATTGTTTAACATTACCTCAACTTGCCATTCGTAGTATTTAGAAGCAGGTTGGGCACATAAAAATCTAATTTGTTTCATAACCTTTTATTTTAACAATAAGTATAATCTGAACCGCTTGCGATTTGTAATGTTAATCCACTACCACTCAATGATGTTACACATAATGCTGTTTCGTATTCGTATGCACAAACTGAAGTTCCACAATCTACTACGTTTTGTGAGTAGTATGTATATGAACCAGTCTGTCCTCCTGTTGGTATTGTAATTTGTACTGAACCGGTTGATGTTCCACCAAAGCAAGGATTTGTTTCAAAATTAACATTAGTGTATATCGGTGTTCCGGTTGAGTTAGTTATTGTATTTCCTGAACCATCTTTAAGTGTTGCAACTAATCTATAAACAACTAATCCACCATAATAATCAACTCCTAAACAGTTTACATCAAATGCTCCTTCATATACATCATCAGCAGATACATAATAAATAGTTGGTGCTGCAGTTGTTGTAGTAGTTGGTGCAACGGTTGTAGTCGTTGTTGTAGTCGTAGGTGCAGCCGTAGTAGTTGTTGTCGTAGTTGTTGTACTTGTCGTAGATGTAGTTGTAGTTGTAACAGGACAAACTGTTACTCTTGTCACTAAACCAGATGAATTAACTCTTACTGAATATTCATTTGTAATACCTGTTCTCTTCATCTTAACAAATCCATCACCACCATTTAACGTTGTAGTTAATGCCGAGTCTAAATAAATTATAGTTGTATTCAGAATTGGAACGTTAGTTGTTGTATAATAAGTTGTAGTGTACGGTAAAGTACAGCTTGATGAGTGTGATGTATTATCTACCACAGTTGCATCCCATGCATATACAGTTGGTGCTGCAGTTGTAGTTGTTGTGGTTGTAGGTGCAGCAGTGGTTGTAGTAGTCGTAGTACTTGTTGTCGTAGTGGTTGTTGGAGCCGCTGTTGTCGTAGTTGTAGATGTTGTAGATGTAGTTGTAGTTGTATTTGTATTATTACAATCAGTACAGTTACTAAATACAGAACCAAATGCAAGGTTTGCGTAATCAACATTTCCAATTGGGTCAATTTCTAAAACTTCCCAACAGTTAGTACCATTAAATCCAGCACCTGAATTACCACTTATCTTAAATGCTTGTCCAATTCCTGATGGAGTATCACCACTACCTAAAGTTACGATATATGGACCAATTCCACCTCCACATAACTCAACTAAATATTTAGTGATATAAGTTGTAGTTGTGGTTGTAGTAGTAGGTGCAGCAGTTGTAGTCGTAGTACTTGTAGTTGTTGTACTCGTTGTGGTTGTAGTTGTTGGAGCAGCCGTTGTAGTTGTACTTGTCGTAGTTGTAGTAGTAGGAGCAAGTGTTGTTGTAGTAGATGTAGTTGTTGTTGTAGGTGCAGCAGTAGTAGTTGTACTCGTTGTACTCGTTGTCGTAGTTGTAGGAGCAAGAGTAGTTGTAGTAGTTGGTGCTGCTGTTGTAGTAGTTGTAGTTGTAGTAGGTCCAGGTGGAACAATACTTCCATCTAATGTACCTTTAATTATTGGTCCTAACAACTGTAAATTACATTCACCTGTTGATAAGTTATAATCGTTTATTGCTCTTAAATGATAATAGTTTCCTCTAAAATTAACTATATCATTCAATTCCATCTTAAAATAGTCAGCAAGAGGAATTATTGCAGAACAATTTAATAATCTCGTTTTTGGGTTATAAAGTAAAGACACATAGGTTTCCCAATATGTCTGATATAAAGATGCAGTAGGTGCTTCACCATATACTGCGGCTTCGTTATTAAATAATAATGAAAGTGATGAAGTAGTAGGTGTGTTTCCACTATAATTGTCAAAATAAGGGAATATAGTAGAAGGATGAACTCTAACGGAAGAAGTAGAGTTTGTATTAAACCCTTCCAAATACCATGTATCAGTTTCTCTTGTTCCATTGTAAAAATAAATATGTGGCAGAACTCTAGCTGGTTGGTAAGTTACCGAACTAATAAATGTAGGTATGTATATTGCACTGTATGCCATAATTTAACAAGCTGATATTGATGATGATGCATAAATAGCTCCAGGTGAAACTGAAACTACACAATCTATTGTTTGTGTTTCTGTTGTACAAGGTGATGAACCACAATCAACATACGCAGTTGAATAATAATCTAAATATGCCGATGAAGCACCAAAAGGAACAGTAATTGTTTCTTCTTTTGTTGATGTTCCACCACTACATAATCCAATATCGTATCTAACTACCACAACAACAGGTGCACCAAAGTTAGTTACAGTTGTACCGTTGCTATCTACAATAGTAACAACAGTTCTATTAACTGTATTCGTATATGAACTTCCTAAACAAGTAATTGTATCACTTCCAATAGTTGAGTCCGAAATAGATGCAGAATATGCAGGTTGTGGTAAAGCAGAGCCAGATGTTCCTGTTCCTGCTAAATATATCAATGGTGAAGATGCAAAGCCAGTTTTGACCTCAAACTTTCCTTGTGAGAAAAAGTTTTGAGTATCTATGTAATATGTTTTACCATACTCTCTATTCGCTTCTTTAGAGAACTGTTGAGAAATATAATCCTGGTCTAATGTATCACCGAAATTTAATTCATTTACAGCGAGTGAGTTAGCAGGTATTACTTCTATCTTCTCATCTAAATTGATGTATTTGTTAAAATCTTTAACTTCTCCTTCTTTATACCATTTGTTAAATGCTTCAACAATAAACTCTCTTGATTTAGTTTTAGATGGATATATTACTAAATTAAATTTCTTCTGTACAGATGTAATAAAATCAATCTGCTTAATACCAGATGTTCCATACGGTAAGTTTTCACCTACGTTTAGAACTAATCCATCACCACCTTGATTTACTTTTGTAATTGCAAGATATGATTTAGGTTGTCCATCAGGGTCTAAAACAACATCAAATTGTGCACTACCGCCTGTTGTTGAAGTATATTCTATGTAAAATCTATAAGTGCCAGGAGGAATGACAGTATTACAATTAAATTCTGCAGTTACATCAAACTTTTCTTCTCTGTTATATGGTAGATTTGCTGTGTAAGTATCTTCCATAAACTGATTTATAATCGTAAGAGGTATTGTAGCAACAGTTGTATTTGATAATGTTTTTACTTTTAAGTTAAATAAAGGATAACCTGCTGATGTTGTACTATCAGGATTTACTAAATAACTTAATTTAATTTCACCTCTTAATTTTGTATCAAAGTCCAAAGTATATTCAGTATTGGAATTTAGATTGCCAGCAGGATTAGATTGGATATTATACCAAGGTAAAACATAATCAGTTGAAGATGCAGGTAATGAAACATTCGTCATACCAGAGCCACTAATAGGTGCTATCTTAAATAAACCGTATGTTTCTAAATCAATACTATCGTAAACAGGGTATCTTAATTTGTTATTACAAAGTAGATATACATTATTTAAGAATGGTTCATTCCAAAATGAGCCAGTATATGTATATCCATATTGCTCGAATATCGCATCCCATACCGGCTTAATTCTGATTGCAGGTTTGAAATCCTGCACTGAAAGAGAGCCTGAAGGAGTATCTATACCAAATTGATTTTCTTGTGGTGTATAAAGTATCTTCTGTCCGTATTCAGCAAGAGGATAAACTATATCTCCGTTAAAAAGGTCTCCACTCCAACTCGCAGTTATGTTCTGTAATGATGATGTGTGATTGTATTGTGAAAGGGAAGAAGTTAAATCTGTAAGGAAGTATCTGTTAATATCTCTTGCAAAAGAACTTAATCCACCGAATATAGTTACTTCGTATGAGTCAATAAACTTATTCGCAATTACATTTACTTTATTTAACTGTAAATACCCATCAGAAAGAATAATACCATCAAAGTCAAAATAGGCATCAACCTTTGTGTTGGTTGCAAATAAGAATGGTTCATCTACACTAATATCGTAGTAGTGTTCAAAGAAGGCGTTATTCTTCTTTGTTCCTGGTAAGGTAATCTGGCGGGTAAAGTCAGCAGGTAATATACCCAAATCAAAAAGGCCAGTAACATTATCAGATAATAATATTTCTTCATCTTTGAATAGGTCTAATTGCTCACCATTGGCTATTAGCTTGAAACTAAATCCTTGTGTAGATATAATACCCATTATATTATTAGTTTATATGCTTGTCCCCAATTGAAATCAAATGCGTATTGAATTGTTTTATCAACTACTCCTGTCTTAAAGGTAATAGATTGAGTTGTTATAGTGATAGGTCTTAAATCTCCTGTACTTTCATCGTATATCCAATAGATTTCATCACTAACTAATAATTGTTTAAGCAGCTCATTGTAATCTTCTGAAATCCAATCAGTATTTACAGAGATTGCTTGTTTTGAGTCCGCAATATAATTTAGAGTTGAACTATCGTAATTGTTGTATGATAAAGAACTTCCTTCCCAACTTCCTAATTGTGGTTGGTATGTTCTTGTCTGTGTTTGGAATGATTGTCTATTAACCATATTAAAGTTAAACCAATCAAACTGTCCGTATCTATTTTTCCACTTAATTCTAATGTTAGGATATTTCTGATTACATACGATATTGTAAGTAATTGGAGTACCTAACGGAGTTGTGTTATTGTATGCCTGAATTGTGTAATATTGTAAACCTGATGTTGAAAGAGGAAATCCACTCTGTGATGGTCCAATTGGATATTGTACAATCTGTCCAGTCGTTGCTGTTGTAGAACTCAAAGCGTAATCTACACTTCCCAAATTAGAACTATAAACTAATTTAGTTGGAGTAGTTGTACCTACATCACCTACATATACTCCTGCAGTACCTTTATTAAAATCAAAAGCAGATTGAGTAGCAGGTCCATCACTCATCAAAGGCCAGTGTGGGGTTTTATTATAAATCTCTTGTCCTATTGGTTCTTGAAAGATTGCATATCCATCTAATGCTTTATATGTATTAGATTTAACATGTGAGCCAGTAACGTAGGTAGAACCTGAAAGATACTGCCAATAGAAATCAGCTGCAAAATATTCTACATTAGATGTATTCTGTATTGCTAAACTTGTAAGTGTAGAGTTTATAATTCTATTAAAGTCAAAAATACCAGTAAGAGATGTGTTTGGATATTTTGTTAAAACATAATCTGCTACTGATGACGAGTTTGTTAAAGAACCTGTCCAATAGTATAAATCCGCCATATACTGAAATGACGAACTCGCTACAACACCTGTATTCTCAATTACAGAAAATACGATTGGTGATTGAGCCAATGAGCAAGATGCGGGTGTTTGTGTTATTGATAATGACATCTAATCTTTTTTATTTAATAACCACTTTTTTTGGAAAAGTATTTGATACTACTTCTTTTTACCTAAACTCTTAAAAGATACAGATACTTGCTTAAATATATCTTTGTTAATATCATCTACAACAGAGTTTTGATATTCAGATACAGCGGTTGCAACTTGTGGGTCAGATACAGCATTTCCTGCAAACGGTCTCGCTTTCATTTTATATGTTCCCTTTTCAACAAATTTACCATAAGCAGCATCTGTTGGAGAATAAAATAATTTGATTGTAGAACGATTGCCTGATTTAGAAATCATTCTATCTAATGTGTTAAACGAACCAATCTGTCTGTATAAGTTACCTGTTTTGTAAGCACGAGTATCACCAACAGTTAAATTGGTTTGTGCAATAGTACGTATTAAACTTGCAACATCAGATAAGGTTTTCATAATTTACTTTAACAAGTGCCAGTAGGTGTTAATACAACATTAGTAGGTGAATTCTTAATTACAATTGAACCTGTATAAGATGCACACATTGTATCTGTTGTACCTGTATCTACAAATTTATATGATATAGATGAACTATTGCAAGGTACATAGAATACTACAATATCTCCACCGGTACCAACATTATTATTTGTTATATCATACGCTGTACAATTTGATGATGGTGTATAAGAAGTACCATACGGTATATCAGAATTAAATATTTGAGAACCTGCTCCGGTTATACCAATATCATTATCCATAACTCCAATTAAAACTGTTTCACCAGAAGCTAAACTTTGAGTTATAAAATTACCATTTTGATTTTTATATGTTAATACACCACCACTACTTTCTCCACCTTCAACTACATAATAGAATGTGTTAGGAGCAAGTGTTGTAGTAGTAGTTGTAGTTGTTGGTGTATATGTTCCACAACTACTTCCTGAAATTTGAATATTTGAAATAGTATCACCTTCAACACCTACAATAGTACCAGAAATAAAACATGCATCTAAATTTATACTCATACTTGTATCAAATGTACCAATTGCTATTTGAACATATGTCCCATCACATTCATTATAACCATAAACTAAATTACCAGGTTCAGCAGATGATACTATAAATGATGCAGATGGATAACAAACTGTACCAGGTGCTATTGTTGTTGTAGTCGTAGTAGTTGGAGCCAATGTAGTTGTTGTAGTAGTTGGACCAGCAGTAGTTGTAGTTGTTGTAGTTGGTGCTAATGTAGTAGTAGTCGTAGTAGGTCCTGCTGTTGTTGTAGTAGTAGGTCCTGCAGTTGTAGTTGTAGTAGGTCCTGCAGTTGTAGTAGTGGTTGTTGAGCCACTTTCTACTGCAACTGGAAATAAATCAAAAAGACATCTGTTTCTATCGTTATGTACAGTTAAAGTAAACGTTGCAGCCCATCCTGCTAACCCATTATTAAATCTGTCCATAAATGGTTCACAGATAATATCTTCGTTAATCTCAAATCCATCTACACTTCTTTGTGTATAAGAAGTTAAATCATTTACAATAGCGAGAGTGTTGGCGTGAATATCAACTACATCATCTACTCCATAGAAAGGAATAGTCTGTGCATTAGTTCTATCTCCACTCTCATTGTTTTTATTTTTTATCTTGTCCGCTATAATAAGTTGAACACTCCAATCAGTATAGTTTATACCGAATGTAGAACCTAATATATTTACATTACCCAAAGGATATGCTGGGTATTCTCTTGTATCTATATCACTAATATCTCCTTGCGTAACTACTTCGATTGATGGGTGGTTATCCATAATCGTTCTAAAGTAGTCTAAAATATTGTAATACAGTGTATTGTTAGTGCCTGTATTGTGTATGATACTTGCCATAATTATTATAATTGTATTCCACCAAAGTATTGGTTACTCTGGTCAGGATATATTTGTGTTTGATTTCCAACTGACTCTAAATACTGTGGTATTTCGTTTGAGTATGCGATTAAATAGTTCTGTAAACGAAGTGCGTAGTAATCAGCATTGTTTAGAGCCTTATTTAACAAATAATCAATTTCAGCTTTTGATGGAGCAGATGCCTGTTCTGATGCCTGTTTAACTGCACCATTAGATTTGAATTGAACAGATGAGAATGGAATATACTCAACACACGCATACCAAATCAAAGTGTTTTTGATGTAATCATCTAAAAGGTCTTGATAATAAGAAGATAAAGAACTTACTGTATTGTTTTCTATCTGGTCTTGCAAATAAAAAAACAGTACAGTTCCTAAAAGGTTCTTTAAGTACTTATCTTGTGCTGTACGAACAAATGGTAAAAGTGCATCAGCATCAATAGCCCCCTGCAAAGGAGTATTCTTAATTATATCGTTTCTTGTTATGAATAATGCGTATGCCATATGGTTATGATTTATAAATTTCGTATTCTTTTTCGTTATACTCTAACATAGAGAAGTGTTCCATTTCTACATTATCTTCTATTTGAGCATCTTCTTGTCCTTCAGTAGGAGTTTCCATTGACTCATTTACATCTTTCTCTACTTCCTCAATAGTTTTACCAGTTTCTTCCGCAGTAGTTGAAAGGATTACCAAAGGAGTTAATTGTTCAAAGTATAATTGTTGTTCTCCATATCCACCGTTTTCTAATGCGTATGCTAAAGCATTTACGATTACATTTTGGAAAGGAAGAATTGTCATTGTTTGTAAAATACTGAAAGCAGTTTTCATCTCCTCTGATTGAGAACTAAAACCATTAGCCTGTGTTCTAATACCAAAAAGTAGAGGTGATGTAATTCTATGTGCTACCAATATTCTATCTTGAGCATATTCTGCAACATACTGATATTTCTCATGCAGATTATCAATGTTGATTACATCAATTGTAGGTTTAGTTGCTGGGTCATCGTTAAATGACATCATAAATCTACCAGCATTATCTGTGCCTGTGAATTTAGCTTGAACTAAATCCTCTATTGTTTGTCTTTCTTCAGGTGCAGGAACTCCATTATTGAAGTTAATCATCACAGCAGGTAAGAAACCGTTTGTAATGTTATTGATGTGTAAGTTACTCAACTCACCTTCTGCTAATGAGAACTGCATTGCAGATACCCAATCAGGTAATGCGTAATAATATAGACCTGGACAATAATGTTTAATATAAAGGATTTCCATCTTTTCAGTAGATGTTCCAAATGCAGGTATTTTCTTTTTGTTTCTAACTGCTCTTTGGTCATTCCAATTTGTACAGTAGTAATAGTTTTCTATCTGTGGATTAGAATAAATCTTTTCAGCTCTCAATAGTTGGACTGGAACGTGATACATCTTTACAATTCTTGTATGGTCATCGTTCCAATATACTTGCAATGCAGAGTTACCATAAAGTTTGAAATCAAATGCAACTCTCTTTACCTCCTCTTGGGGTAATATCTTTGTCAGGATTGATTGAAATGCTTCATCCTTTGTGTATAACCCTTTTCCAAAAATAAGGTCTGAAATCCCTTCTATACAAGCCGCATTGGTTGTAGAATAATTGTAAGCCGAAGTTACGGCATCAAAGAAATCATCGTGTCCATAAACACCAAAAGGAACCCAACCAAATCTTGTCTTTGTATCTTCAGATATGATAGGTAATTGGTTAGTATTTACATTTACTATTGAAAACTGTTGTTTTGCTTTTTTATTTTCCATATTATTACATTATAATATATTCGTTATCGCTATCATGCGAAACATATTGAGTATTTTTATTTTCATATACATCTTTATCCACAGATTGAGAAGCGTATACTTGGAATGTACCATGCCAAATAGGCTCCGAACCTCCAATAAGTGTTGCTCTGTATTCTTCACCAACTGATGCAGATGGTATTGAACCTGTAAATGAAACAAAACTCTCATAAGGTTCATATGTGATGTATGGATAACCACCACTAAACTGCATGAATGAATTCTCTTGTGTTGTCATATTCTGTAATGACATTGTGAAGAATGCAGTGCCAGAAGATGTCGCTTCTGTTCTAATGGTGTATGCATTTTGTTGATTATCGTAATAAGGTAGCATATATGTTGTTTTATCTATAATATAACATATATTTTTTAATAAATAGTTATATGTTTAGATAGCATAGTTGCTCTTATCTTGTCCTTTACCCATTGTGGTCTTGCTTTACCTTTTTTAGCTAAACTCATTTTTAATTTAGTTTCATTTGGATTATCTCCCAATGTATCATTATCATTTCTCAATCCATACGAGTTCTGTAATTTTATTTGATAATCATATGCTTCTTTTTTATTATCAAATACTGAAACTATATTCAATATTAAATCTTGTCTTCCATAAAACTTGCCAATTCCACTCCTTTTATGTGGTTTATGTTTTATATGATTTGCAAATCTTTCATATGGTCTTGTGCTTTCACCAACGTGTTCAATAGTTCCCATTGAGTTAATTAACTCATAAACAAAATACTTTTTCATAATACTAATATACAAAAATTATTTGATAATTACAAATAAAAAAAGGGATACTCAAAAGAATATCCCTTTAATATATGATGTGTTATACTGATTAGTTATACACAATAGTTGGTTGAGAACTCAAACCTGCGAATGGGTTTGTAGTTGTTGAACCAGATAAGAACGCTGCTGGTAATTGTTCTTGTCCTGTGAAGGTTACTGAATAACCGTAAAGGTCACCCAATGCTCCACCAGTTTGAATTGTACCTGCAGTTACGTCAGCACCTTCTCTTTCACCAACTAACAATGCATCTCCGTTCATAGTCCAAACGATGATTTGTGGTCTACCGTAAGCCATAAGCTTTAATTGAGTAGTCATTTCGTTTGTCAATTTTTTCAAGTTCAATACCAATTCTTGTGAAAAGAAAGTAGTACCGTTCTCTCTTGAAGTGTTTACTGTTTCAGTATATGCACTTGTGCCCTTCAATTCATAGTAATAAACTGTTGAGCCAGAAGGTAATGCGGTTACCTCACCGTTTCCGTTTTTTGTAAAGGAACCAGTTGTATAGTTAAGAAAATATACACCGGCTAATCCACCGATACTTTCTTTACAAACTTCCTGTCTTCCTTGTGATAAGTTACAAGCCATAATACTTTAAGTTTTATTTTGTTAGTTAAAAAGTGGGGGTTTTACCCCCCACTGTGTTTTTTAGTATGCTCCGTAATATACGATGTCTTGACCGATACCGAATTGAGTACCAGCTGTATATCTCATAATAATTCTGTAATTTTGAGAACCATCAATGTTAGCCATATCTAAAACTTTAACTTCGTTATGGTCAGATAATAAACCTGTACCGAAGAATAAGTTAGATTTTTGAGCTGCTACGATTTTGCTATCGCTCATACCTGGGCACAATACGATTTCAATACCGTTGAAGTTGAATGGTTTTTCACCAACGTTTAATTGGTTGTTCCATCCGTTAGCACCTACTGCTCCACCTGCTAATGCTTGTTGGTAAGCTTTTGCTACGTTAGTTGGAACGTATAATAATAAATCCTCTTTACCGTAAACAGTTGCAGGGATAGTATCAACAACAGAGTTCAATACAGATAATACGTTAGCTGAAGTTACTGAACCAGAGATGATTGTTGAACCAGATTTAGCTGCTAATACAGCTGTTGCTCCACCTGCTGCGATAGATGCAGATAATGCAGTTTGGAAACCTTGGAATTCACCGTTCAATGAACCGTTACCTTGCCAGATGCTTCTTTCAGTTGCTTCTGCTACTTTACCACCTACGTAAGATACCAAGAAATCGTTGAAGTTAGCAGGGATTTGGTCAAATGCTGAAAATCCTAACTGTAAAGCTTCCCATGAGTCTACGAACTCTTGCTTACATAATTGTAAGTTTACTTGTAATTCTTTTGGTTCTAAAATTTGTTCTGAAATTGCTACTGAACCTGAAGTAGTAAAATCACATGATGCATCTTGTACGATACCTGAAACGTCTAATTTTTGGATTACAGATTTGTACTTCACGTTTGGCATGATAGTTACTAATTTGTTATCCAAAGTTCTAGCGCTCAATAATGCTGCTGCAATGTACCCACTTGCTGCCTCACCTGCATAGGTAGAGTTACTGATTGTAGGTAATGCAAAGTTTTGTTTTGCTTTCATTTTGTAATACTTTGTAATTAGTTAATAATATTTTATTTATACAATTTTGATAAGAAAGCAGATTGAGTATTCTCAATTTTCTTACCAAAGTTATTTTTGTTCTTTTCTGCTGAAAACTTAACACCTTCTTCAATCGGTGCTCCATCTAATTTAGGAAGTTCTTCTTCCATTGCTTCTTCTACAACAGTTTCATCTACTGGAGGAGTCATTGCTTCCATTTTAGCAATTTTCTTTTCCATTTCTTCAATTCTGTAAGCCATTTCTTCCATCTTCTTACCTAATTCGATTTCGATAGATGGTTCTTCGCTTTCTTCCTCTGTTTCACCTAATGGTTCACCATCGGTTTCTGGCATATCTTCAGATGGTTCTAAAGTTTCTTCTGCTAATAAAGTACCTTCTTTAACCTGATTGGTTTGGTCTTTAACTTCGTTAGCTTTTTCTTTATCACCTGATGCCTGTGGGATGTCTTCAACTTTTACAGTTTCTGCGTCAGCGTCTGCTAATTCAACATTCATTCTTTCAGTGATGATACCATCTTTTGTGATTACTCTGATAATGTTTTCATTACCTGACTCATCTCTTAAAGATAATTCGTGCTCACCATCTGGTGCTGGAGTCTTTGCTCCATCTTCTGAAACAACTTCTAATGGCTCACCAACATCAAATGTAGGAGACTCTACGATTGTTCCGTCATTTAATTTTGCGTAAGTTAATTCTACTTCATCTTTAGAAAGTAACGTCATTATCTTACTTAAAACATTTTTTGCGTTCATAGTTTTCTTCTTTATTAAATTATACAATAATAACAACTAATTTTATAAAAGTTGTAATTTTTTATTTATGTTCCGTATTTTGTAGTTACGTATGTTGCTAAATCACTAAATTCTTGTGATGATGGTATTGCTTTTATGTAAATTAGTTCAGCAAGTAATAGATTACGAGGTGGTACTATACCAATGTTACTACCATCTGAATAATCACCTGCAATTAACTTAAAATTACTCTTTGTTGGATTTACTGCTTTACCTGTTACTGTTATACCTGGCGTTGTTGAATTTAAGTATTGTTCAATTGTACCTGCTGATGAGTCATATGTTACTGCATGCCATGTAGGAACTTCAGAATATGTTGTTGCAAATCTACTATCTGTTGCAACTCCTCCACCAAATACATAAACCCCAACTTTATTATTATTACCAGGAGAGTTTAGATACATAGCAGTTTCATAGTTTGCTGTTGTATTTACACCAATACCTCCATAAACCTGATAATCACCATTTGAATTTTGTTTTGGTTTGAAAATACCAATTACTGTTAAATCATCAGTAGATGCAATACCAGTAGATACTTCAACTTGCAATCTATTTGTTGTAATAGAGCCACTATTGAATAATAATACTGGCTGATTATTCATTTCTGATGATGAAGCGATATACAATGGTGCAGTTCTTCCTGCTGCTGCAGAACCAGTTGTCATTGTTACTGAACTTATCTGGTCTGTCCAACCGTTTGCCCAACTACCTGATATAGTTAATCCTGCACCTGCTGTAAACCAATATTTAATATTAGTAAAGTCAGCAGGAGTCCATGTAGATACAGGTGCAACCGCTTTTGGGTAATTTTGATTAAATCCAAAGTTTTGAAATATCATTATATCATATTTTTAGTTGATACTACAAATAAATTAGTTGTATCTACTGCTACAAATGATAATACATCTTTTTTAGAACTTCCGTTTGTTGCAACATACTCACTACCAGATGGTTCCAATAATATTGGCGCCAATGATGCAGATGAGTTAGTTCCGGTTGTAATAACCAACGTTGCGGATGTTCCTGGTTTTATATTTGTTGCCGTAATGTGTGTTGTAGCAGTATCAGCTAAAGTTAAAGTAAAGTAGTTAGCAGAACTCAAGTCCATAGATGCAGTATTGGATGTAATAGATAATGCTACTACATTTCCTCTTGCACTACCAGTGATTTCTAAACTACCACTAATTATTGCACTTCCTGTATATGGGAATGTTACATCAGTGAATGATGAAGTAGCAACTGTTGTTAATCTATTGTTACCATTACCTACCCAAACATATCCTTGTTGTAAATCTGCATTGAAAGTTCCACTGATTGCTAAACTTCCACTGATTGTCGCATTTGAGCCACTATCTATATGGAAACCTGT